GATACGTTGAGGTGTAAAATTCAGCAGCACGTTCAACAAAAGCAAACTCGTCGAGGTAAAGAAGATTAACTGACATACCACGAATAGAGCTACCGGAAGTAGCAGCAGCGACAATACGGGAATTATTACTGAATTCCAAAGATCCTTTATTGATCGCTTTAGATCCAGGTTGCAAAAAGAATGGTATATTTTCGAGCATAAGCGTGATACGCCCAAGCATTTCCCTCGCCGTTGCACCTTTATTCGCAAGCACCGCAATCGTCTTTTCAGTATGGAAAAGAGCGTACCAAAGTAAGTAAGCGCAAGCAGATATAGATTTGCCGGACTGGCGACAAGCCAAGATGATAGAGAACCGATTGTCATTGAAATGGTTAAACATACTTTCTTGATAAGGGTAAAGATCAAAGTTAACCAACCCTTGATCAAGAGATATAACTTTACAATAAGTTCTTGCGAAGTAGATAGGATCATCCATACACCTTTTATATTCTCTCAATAGTTCAGGAGTCCAAGCTTGTTGAACACCATCTCTTTTTACATTAGGATTTCCGAGATACGTCTCGTTCTGGTGTGACATCAATTATATCATCTCCATTTTGCAGAAGCCTCTGTATATCAGCTGTCGAGCCAAGAAAAACATTATTTGTTTGTTGGCCTATTTGTGGCTGAGTACTTTCTTCTTCCGCTTTTTTCAATAGATCACGTTGTTTTTTATTCAGATCCATTAACTTATCATTAACGTCTGACGTATTCTTTATGAGACCAGCTAAAACCTCATATGCTCTTGGATGTTCAGATTCTCGCGCAACTTCTATCATCATATCAAGGGCGTCCTTACCCTTTTCAACTAAATCATAATATGTTTGACGAGAATATTCGTAATCATTTCGTACATTATCTGAAGAATCACTCATGATCTTATAGCGCTGCTATCCTCACTTGAAAATCTGCAAAATCAGCACTTGCTGCAACTACATTCTTCAAAGCATTAATAGTAATATAGTTAGGCAATGTGCTAGTGTGAATTTGACTAATATCAGATGTATTAGTAGCTACACTATTTGTTAAGTTATTCAATCCTGATAATGTTGCATAGTTTGCAACTGTTGCGTTGATCAAACCTTGCGCATTACCAGAGTCGAAGGTATCTATTTGTTGTATTCTGCTATCTAAGTCAGTGAAGTTACCATCCAATTCCGCATGTGTTAACTCACTACCCTTAGTTGACCTTAAAGTAATAGTCATTTATTTCTCCTACGTGATAGTAGTGTTAAAGCCATAATCACTGTCTGGATTGACATTTAATGGATCAGGTGTTACACTTAATCTTTCTACTCGTTTATCTGAATCTGCAAGATTTGAACTATTAAAAAACAAATCTGCATTAACTTCTCTAATGATAGAGCTCTCTGCCTCTAATGGTCCATAATATGCTAACTTCATTTCAAATTCCAGTGTATATATTATAGTTCTACGTGATTGTAATGAACCGTCAAAGTCATCAGCGAATGACACATTTTGAATAATAACTGGTATATCCTCAACAAAATCTGGATATTTATCTGCAAATGGTTTAATAGTTACCGTATATTGCGGGTTAAATGTCGGTAATATCTGCTCTACAATTTGCAAAGCATCATCATGAGATTTTGCATATATGTTCAAAGTAAACCCTAAATTGTACGGTACTGGAGAGTACATCTTCGTACGCTTAGTAATAAGATTACTAGGACCTGGTTTTGAAAAATTACTTAACTTAGTTAGCTGTCGAGTGGTATCATATGCAATGTTACTAATTTCAAATGATGCTCGAGGTAACTTGATAGCAACATCTTCATCTGTTGATAAGTCTGGGTTTTCTCTAATTCTATCAATATATCGACTTTTAGGTGCATATGATAAAGGAAGTTTGATTTGGCTTATCACAGCTCCAGCTGAGTTCTTACGAATAATGTATAGGTTATTAAACAATCTACCAAATATGGCAACTGCTTTTCTTGTCTTCTCATGATAGAAATAAGTACCAAACATTAATTATTCTCCGGATCGCCAAACGGGTTATCTTCAGAGAAATCTAAGAAGTCATCAGATATAGAACTAAAGTCAGTATTTTGTTCGTTATTTGAAAGCTTATTGATCTCTATTGCAGATTTAACTGTCAATCCACTAACACTATTATTTGTTGTATTTATTACTGCGGCATCGGCTATAAAATCATGGAACTTTCCATCGTCTGCTCCGCAATGTATAAGATATAGGAATCTATTTGAATCTGCATCTGAATCAAGTTGATATCGAGATACCTCGCCGCGCATCGTAGTGCTACTTAATGCTTGTCTTATATTATCCCCAATATCATAATCACTGTCAATAATATTATTACCACCGATGATACTCACTGTTGGTACAGAATCATATCCAAAACCAGAGTCTGTTATGAATAAACCATTAACTTCACCAATAGATGAATCGATAGTAGCTCGAGCTGTAGCACGCTTATAGTTGAAATTTTCTTCTATGAGTGGAACTTTATTTTCATATCTGTCATTACTATCAGAACTAGGAACCCATGCCGAAAATGCAGAATCAAATGCTGTCTTTGTGCTATCAATTGTTAAAGCAAATTGATCGATGTGACCAGCAAATGATATGAATAGGTCTGAATCATAGACATAATCAGAGCCAATCAAATGTCTGTGTATTGGACTTAAGTTCCCTGAATCTCTACCAAATCGTATTTGATCTAAATCATTGTAAAAATCTGCACCCATAATTATAGTTGCGGTATGATTACTATCGAGTCCTATCCTTAAATTATTATTGAAAGTTTCAAACTTCGCGAAGTGCCAACGTTGGGCTTGTACTGCATTCGATGTGAAGCTACGAACTTGTACATTATCTGTTTGATTAGAATCCTTATCAGCAGCATTTACTCTATACGTAATGGCTAAGTTATTATTGCCATTAATATGTGTTCTAAAGTTAGGACTCCAAGTAAGTGTGCAAGATCTTAGAGAATCTAAATAAAACCAAAATGATTGCATAACAAAGTCTGAATCGTTATCACCTTGAAATCTACCAGCAATCGAAACATCAGTAGAGTCATGTTCTAAAGAACCAACACCAAATTTGGCAAAACTACTGTCTATCTTGCCGACATATGCTGCTGGTATATCAGGTGGGCCAATCAATACTGTAGGATTCGTCGAATAATATCGACCAGAATCGACAAGCGTTAAACTACTAACTCTTCCCATTACGTAATACTCGCTGTAGCTACCGCTTTACGTGGTGCCTTAAGTGTTAATTTATGTGTATATGCGTAGTCTCTCTCAACTGAATCGAGGTCAGTAGTGATAAGATCAAAGTCTTCTCCACTATATTCGAATAGCTGACAACGCATCTTAAAGACTGGTATGTTTTCTATTTGATAAAAAGGTTGTTCATGTTCTACGTGCATTATCTCAAAAATCTTATTAGTCAAGCTAAGATAGATTAAGTCACCTTCTACTGGCCGTACACTTGTTATATTGCTATCATGTCTCTTAACCTGATTTGTCCATCTACGCCGTGAAACCACAAAGGTGGCTTCATCACGTATCTCAACACCAAACCTTGTAAATAAGTCACCTTCTCCTTCAAACCCTTCAACATTCTCAATATACATCTCAATCTTATGTGATGAATTGAATGATGACTCTGCGTCAGCACCAAAAATAGTGTCGTAATTTACTAGATCTCTAGGTATATAGTATACGTTTTGGCCGTATATTTGAAGAGCCTCGATAACGAGGTCTTCGTATAGGTCCATCTCGCTCCTAACTTTTTCAGAGAAGTAAAAGTTACGACCCATATCAACCTACCATCAACGGCGCCGCGAAAGAGAAGTCTTCATGCAACCTTTCTTTGAGTCTTTCGATCTCTGCAGTTGCATCATCATAAAGTTGTCTTCCGTTAAACGTTACTCCTCCAGGCAATTGTACTCCTTCAAACTTGATAAGATTCATACCCCACTGTTGCTTAATAAGTTGAGTAGCGTATTCTTTTAACCACCAATCATTAAATACTGACGTAGCACTTGTAGTATCCACTATTTGATAAACATCTAATATAATATAATCATCAACATCAATATCATCGTCAGCAAAATCGCCGTGTATATACAACCTATTTTCATGTCTAGACCATTGAATCTGTGGTTGACCATTTAGTTTCATATCTAAGATAGCTAGAAACTGTTGCATTTGTT